TTGGGCTTGGCTGCACTCGGCAAAGATTTCATGCGCACGGAGGCGCAGGCTGCTGCACTCCAGAAGCGTATCGATAGTATCAACAAACAGGCCATGAAGGGCGGCTTGATGCTTGGCCTCGGTGCGGGCATCGCCGGAATGCTCAAAGGCCCGTATGAGCAAGCCAAGAAGCTAGAGCAGGAGCGCCAGAAGTTTGCTGCGCTGAACCTTTCTTCTTCAGATAATGCCCAGGCGTTTGCCCAGGCGCAGATGCTGGCGCACAAGAACCTAGGTTCGACCATAGCAGACAATATCAGTCTGATCCGCGATCTGCATACGGCCTTTGGTGATCTTCCGCACGCAATTGGAATGTCTGAGGACTTTCAGAAGTTCTCCATCATGGCGCGCGTGCAGAACGACGGCAAGCCAGTAGAAGGGCTCGTCTACAACGCCGTGAAGGCGCTCGAGCACCGCGGCGACCGCTTAACGCAGCATCCTGATGCGATGCGCGACGAACTCGCGCGGATGTCTCAGGTGTACACCGGATCGGGCGGAAAGGTTTCGCCAAGCGACTTCTTCCATGCGTCGCAGACCGGCAAGATGGCGTACACCATGTACGACAAGGACTTTTTGTATGGTCCTTTCGCTGCGTACATGCAGGCCAAGAGCGGGCCGACTGCCGGCACGTCTGGCATGACGGCGTTTAGCTCGCTCGTCGGCGGCCACATGGATAACAAGGCAAAAGGCTTCCTCGCCTCGCTCGGCTTGCTGCAAATCGGTGTCAGCCCTGATCAAGTCAAACTTATCAACGAGTCGATCAACAAGCTGCCCCTCAGCGCGAAGGAAAAGGCCAATCTTCGAAAGGCCGAGATGCCGGTCACTGGTGGGCTGCGGTCAGACCTCATTTCGCAGTTCTCGCATCGCCCGGATCTGTTTGTGCAGAACGTGCTTGCGCCCGCTATCCGCAAGCGGTACGGCATGGATCTGAGCAATGAGCAGGTCGCGGAAATGCTGGCGTCGAAGTTCAACCGCTCGACCGGCGACTTCCTCGGTGAATTGATCGTCAACGGAATGAAGTTCGCAAAAGACTCGAAGATTTTCGGCAATGCCAAGGACTATTCGAGCGGCTATCAGCAGTACATCAAGTCACCTGAAGGTGCGGAGATTGCAGCTGAAGCAGCGTGGACCAACTTTCTCGCCTTGTTCGGCTCCGTGTATCTGCCGGTCATCACCGGCGGCCTGCTGAAGCTTGCCGGCGCACTGGATAGCCTGTCGCAGACGGTAGAGAAACACCCGGCTATCTTCCGCGCGTTGTCCTATGCGCTGATCGGCCTGTCTGGCGCGCTGATGTTCCGCGGCACGGTGCTGATCCTGACCGCTGCGCTGCGCGGGCTTGGCCTCGCGATGACCATGCAGGCGGCCGGCGGAGCGGTTGGACTGGCTCGGATCACGGCGATGATCGGCGGCGCAAGCAAGTTCTCGCTGTTCGGCGCAATCGGCATGCTGGCGAATCCCATCGGCATTGCGGTACTTGCTATCGGCACGCTTGCTGCCGCCGCGTATGCATTCCGGCCGCTCAGCCAGGGCGAGATCGATGGCGTGAAAACCGATGGCGGGGTGAAGTTGTCCGCCGGCGCACAGGCTCGAATTGACGCGGGCGCGCTCGGCAATGGCCCGAACGTGCGCACCGGCGGCGGCGCTCCCAACGTGACAGTTCACGCGGTCATGGACGGCACACCGATCCACACGAAGGTCGTCAGCACCATCCTGCGCAAGACAAGTGCATCGCTCGGAACCGGCTTCTTCGACCCGAACGCGTCGCCGATCAACCAATTCGTAACCGGACACTGATATGGCTGTAGTTTTGCAGCTCGGCGACTTCACGTTTTCCGAGTACGAAATCCCCGAGCGCATCACTATGGTGACGGCTATCCGCACCGTCGTCCGCAAGATGGTCGGCGGTGCGCGCAACGTCAACATGATGGGCTATGACCCGGCGCCGCTTGAGTGGTCGGGGATGCTGCTCGGCTCGAATGCGCTAGACCGCGCGCGCACGCTTAAGCAAATGGCGCTCGCACAGAAGATGCTGACGCTGACGTTCAGCGAATACAGCTATGCGGTCGTCATCAGCGAGTTCGTCGAGGACTTTCAGCGCGAGTACGAGATTTACTACCGCATTCGCCTCGATGTCGTCGCCGACAACGCGGCGCAGGGTCCGACTGCAGCGCCCGGCATTGACTCGCTGATCGGCGCCGACATTTCGACTGCGAACGGCATCTGCTCGAAGATCGGCAATGCTGGCCTCACGTCGAGCATGGGAACGCTGACGACGGCGATCGGTGCGGTGTCGAGCTTTGCGACGGCAGCAAAAAGCACGCTGCAAAGCGTCCTCGCGCCGCTCGCCACGGTTCAGGCGCAGGTGACTACGCTGATCGCCGCCGGCGAGAACACGCTGCAAAGCGTCGCGACGGTTGGCGGCCTGCTGCCGAACAATCCGATCGCGCAGCAAGTGTCGAAACTCAGCGCGCAGGTCAACACGATGACGCAGCAGCCGCAATTGCTGCAACTGCAAGGCGTGCTGTCGCGCATCGGCACGAACATCGGCCAGATCGGTTCCGCGTCCAAGACGATCACGGTCGTCGGCGGCAATCTGTACGACATCGCAGCCAAGTATTACAAGGATGCGACCGGATGGGTGAGCCTTTCCAAGGCCAATCCGTCGCTCGGCGGCGATCCGAACATCAGCGGCACGCAGAACATCGCGCTGCCGGCCACGAATACCGCGGCATCTTCAGACGGAGTACCTAATGCCTAGTGCTGATCGCATTCTCGTGACACAGCCTGCCGGATTGGTGACTGTGCCGCGAGGTGTGGTCACGCTCGGCACTTCGCTATCCGACCAAATGACGCTGTGTACCGCATGGCTCGATTGGGAAGTGGAAAACAACGCGCTTTCGTCTGCGGACACGTTTTCCATCCGGTTCGCGGGTTCGTCACTGCCGCCAGCCACTGACGTGAACTGGTTCAGCGGCCAGAAAGACATGTTCGTCGAGATATTCGCGGGCTTTCCCGAGGACTACGACTATTTCACGCCGCAGGATCTGACGAAGCTGATCTTCGGGCAGGTCGACACGATCGACTACGACATAGCAAGCGACACAGTGACCGTGCACGGCCGTGATCTGACGCGCGTTTTCATCGATACCAAGACGACCGAGAAGTTCCAGAACCAGACGTCGAGCCAGATCGCAACGACGCTTGCAAAGCGCCGCGGACTAACTCCGCAAGTGACCGCCACCAAGACAAAAGCCGGCGCTTACTACGACATCGAGCACGTCAACCTGATGGATGAGCGTACAGAGTGGGACATCCTCTCATTTCTCGCGCAGCAGGAAGGCTTCATCGTTACCGTGAAGGACAAGACGCTGTATTTCGGGCCACCACCGGCCGCCGATTCTGCGCCTTACCCGATCGTCTGGACGCAGGTCAATCCGACGCAGCTCGACTATCGAGCGATGGCCGGCAATGTCGAGGACATGCAGTTTCAGCGCACGCTAACGGTCTCGCGCGGCGTGACGGTCATCGTCCGGTCATGGAATGACAAGAACCAGTACGGTTTCAACGCCACATATCCGCCAAAGAAGGTCGGCAGCTTGCAGCCTGGTCAGGCGACGACGGCCGGCGGCGGCCAGGTGTTCACGTTCTTCTATCCGAACATCGACAAGCAGCGCGCGCTACAGATCGCACAGCAGAAATACGACCTGATCGTTGCGCACGAGATGAAGTTCTCGTGCCGCATTCCGGGCGACGTGACGCTGAACGCGCAGACGGTGATTCAGGTGTCTGGCACAGGAACGGCGTTCGACCAGACGTATTACCCGTCGCAGATCGTGCGCCGCATGTCATTCGACGGCGGCTTCGAGATGACCGTACACGGCAAGAACCACGCTGCAACCTCACAGGCGGTCCCGCTCTGATGAATTACCACGAACTAGCGAACACGATGCGCTCGCATGCGGAGGCGGCTGCCGGTCGCATTCCCAAGCCACGCATGGCGCAGATCAGCAGCTACAACGCGTCGACGCACTCGGTCAAGGTCACGTTTCAGGGCGTCGGCGATTCGGATTTCACCGAAACCGGCTGGATTCCGCTCGGCGCGGTAGGTGTGGGCAATGGCTTCGGCGTGCTGACGGCGCCGAACATCGGCGACATGGTGATGGTGTCGTTTTCTGACGGCTCCAATGCTGCACCGAAGATCGTTGGGCGGTTTTTCTCCAACGTGAACGTGCCGCCGGCGGTGCCGGCCGGTGAGACGTGGATCGTCCACAAATCGGGCTCGTTTCTCAAGTTTCACAACGACGGCACGGTAGAGATGAAGGCGGCAGCCGGCGCGACCTATGCGGCGACATCTCACACCTTCACCGGGCCTGTAACGATGAATAACACGGTGCTCGTCAAGCAGACGATCACTGGTCAGGGCGGCATGGCCGTGTCTGGTGACAACGGCAGCGGCAACACATCGACCATCACCGGCAACCTGAATACGACCGGCACGATAACCAACAACGGCAAGACCATCGGCAGCACGCACGTTCACTCGAACGGCAACGGCGGCGCCAACACTGGAGCCCCTGTATGAGCGACCTTGACCACTTCTGGAGCAATGACCTTGCGATCTCGGCTAATGGCGATCTTGCTGTAGCAGATGGCGACACACTCGCGCAACAGGAATTGCTCCGCGCGCTGATGACGAACCCGCAGCTAGCCGACTCGGCCGGCAACCCGATAGCCTCGCCCGATTACACCTGGCATGCAGACTTCGGCGCTGGCATTCCGCGGCGCATCGGCAAGACGCTCAACGTGTCCGAGCTGCGCGGCACGATTCAATCGACGATCAAGACGATTGCGGGCATCGCCACATCCCCGACGCCGGTTGTCACGGTAACGCCGTTCAACAACGGCGCCGCGGTGACGATCCAGTATGCCGACGCCGTGACGGGCCAGGTATCGACCCTCTCATTCGACATAAACCAATAAATGGCAAACGTACAGACGCAATCGCTGACGCAGATGCTTCAAAACTTTGCGTCTACGGTGCAGGGTTCGGTGACGTCCGCGATCCTGAACTTCAACATCGGCACGGTGTTTCGCGCGCTCGGCGAGGCAGTGTCAGGAATCGCGCTTTGGCTGCAGGGCATGATCCTGCAAATGCTCGCGCTCACGCGCGCGTCGACGTCGACAGGATCGGATCTCGATTCGTGGTTTGCTGACTTCGGCTTTGCGCGACTGGCTGCGTCGTATGCGACCGGCACGGTGACGTTCTCGCGCTTCACGCCAACGTCGCAGGCGGTAGTTCCGGTCGGCACTGTCGTTCAGACGACGGATGGCACGCAGCAATTCACAGTCAACACCGACACGACGAACCCTGCATACAGTGCGGCGCTCGGCGGCTATGTGCTGGCGGCAGGCACGGCAAGCCTCAGCGTCACGGTGACAGCCGTAACGGCCGGCACCGGCGGCAATGTGCTCGCTGGCACGATCTCGCAACTGTCGCAGTCGGTCCCCGGCGTCGATACGGTGACGAATGCCGCAGCCTTCACAAACGCGGTTGACGCGGAGACGGACACCAACGCACTCGCGCGCTTCCAATCGTGGCTACTGAGCCTGTCGAAGGCGACGAAAGCAGCTATCGGCAATGCGATCACGTCGCTGCAGCAGGGTCTGACATACACGATCACCGAGAATTACACCTACGGCGGCGTCTACCAGCCAGGCTATTTCTATACGGTGGTCGACGACGGCTCGGGCGTGCCATCTGACACGCTGGTTTCGACCGTCTACAACGCGATCGACGCAGTGCGGCCATTCACGAGCACGTTCGACGTGAAGAAGCCGATCGTCGTGACTGCAGCCGTCGCAATGGCGATCACCACGGCAGCCGGCTACACGCACAGCACCGTCGCGGCGCTGGTTCAAACCGCGCTTCAGAACTACATCAACACGCTGCCGCTCGGCAGTTCGCTGGCTTACTCGCGCCTCGCGCAGGTCGCGTATGACGCCTCGCCCGGCGTGACGAACGTCACAGGTGTGACGCTGAACGGTGGAACGTCCGATGTGACCGCCGATGCAAAAACTGTCGTGAAAGCGGCAACTATCACGGTGACCTAATGGCGACTGGCGATCAGCAGGACATGTTGGGGCGCTTGCAAGCGCTCCTGCCGCGCGGCTGGTTCGGCGATGCACCGCCAATCCTGACGGCGCTGCTGACAGGCTTCGCGGCCATCTTCGCGAACGTCTACGCGGTGCTTTCATACGCGCGGCTCCAGTTGCGCATTGCGACGGCGACGGACGGCTGGCTCGACATCATATCGGCCGACTTCTTCGGCACGACTCTGCCGCGCAAGACTGGCGAGAGCGACACCGCGTTTCGCAACCGGATCACGGTGAACCTGTTCCGCGAACGCGCGACGCGCAAGGCAGTCGTGCAAGTGCTGACGACGCTGACAGGACGCGCGCCGCTCATCGTGGAGCCGCGCCGGCCGCTCGATACTGGAGGCTACGGCATCCCAACGACCGGCTACGGAATCAACGGCGCTTACGGTTCGCTGCTGCACCAGTATCAGGCGTTCGTGACTGCGTACCGGCCATCTGGAACGGGAATCCCGTTCGTCGCTGGCTACGGCAGTTCGCCCTCGGGATACAGCACCGCTTCGCGCGGAGAGTACGCAGACCTGAGTCAGGTTCAGCAGTCTGTCACAGACGCCGACATTTTCGCCGCAATCGCCAGTGTCGCGCCCGCCGCGACGATTATCTGGACGCGCATCAGCAGCTAGTAGCCGATTACCGGATTCATCCAATTTAGCCCCGCCACCGAGCGGGGCTTTTCATTTGTGGAAGCCACTACATGAAGCGTCAAACTGTCTACGCCGGGGCTGTGCCTCTTGAAACCGACCTGCTCCTGACGAACAAGAACGTTTTCACCGCGATCGGCCACGTGCTGCAAGACATGCTCGGCGTGTCGACGCTGTTCTCGGGTCTCGCCTGCGTGCCGACTGCGCCGGCTGGTATGACGGTCAACGTCAACCCGGGCCGCGCTTACTCGCTGCAAGCAATCGACACTGGCGCATGGTCGTCGCTGAGCGCCGACGCGCACCAGATCATGAAGCAAGGCATCCTGCTCGACGCGCAGAACTTCTCGTGCCCCGCGCCGGGAACGGCCGGATTCTCGATCAACTACCTGATCCAGGGCGCGTTTCAAGAGGTCGACACTGGATCGGCTGTGCTGCCTTACTACAACGCGTCGAACCCGTCGCAAGCCTACAACGGGCCGAACGGCACCGGCACGTCACAGACGACCGCGCGCGACAACACAGTTCAGCTTCAGGTGAAAGCTGGCGTCGCAGCCACGACCGGCTCGCAGATCACGCCGACGCCTGACGCTGGCTTCAATGGCTTGTGGGTCGTCACGGTGCCGTTTGGCGCCTCGACTATCACGTCGGCCAACATCAGCCAGTACAGCGGCGCGCCTTTCCTGACGGCAAGCCTGCTGTCGATGATCCAGCAGAGCGGCCTGTACGCGGTTGCGACCGGTACGGCAAACGCGCACGTCGCTGCATTCAGCCCGCCGATCACGACGCGCACTGATGGCATGGTGCTGCGCTACAAGGCACCCGCTGCAAACACTGGCGCGCTGACGTTCAACGATGGCCTCGGCGCAGTCGCCGCAGTCGGCGCTGCCCACGCGGCGTTGCAAGGTGGCGAAACCGCGGTCAATGGCGACGTGTGGTTGCAGTGGAATAGCTCGATCGGTGGCGGATCGTATGTGCTAATCGACTCGACCGGTGGGGCAGTCCAAGTCGCCCCCGCCACGCAGAGCCAGCATGCTCCGCAGATGGGGCAGGTTGCGGGCGTTGTTGGGTCGGTGCGGAATCTCGCGATGTCGGTTACGGCGGCTTCTGCTACCGCCACGCTCACCGCAGACGAGATCATCGTCGAGACGGCTCTCGGTGGGGTGCGCTACTGCCTGTCGAGCTTCAACAAGACGATCAACCTCGCGACGACCGGCGCGGGCGGGATGGACACCGGGACAGCCACGGCCAACGGCTTCCTCGGTCTGTACGCAATCTATAATCCATCCACGCAGACTGCAGCCCTTCTGGGAAAGATGGAATCTGGTGCCGCTCTGCCGTCCGTGTATGGCGGGGCAAACATGCCAAGCGGTTACACGGCAAGTGGACTCGTAGCAGTTGTCCCAATCAGTGGGACGGTTGGGCAGTTTGCATCTTTCTCGGTTCAGGACCGGAAATGCGCGATCACCGAATTCACCTTCATCAGTTCGAGCACAACGAGCGGCACGCCGGGCAATAGTGCGCTCACCTCGACGGGCGTTCCCAAGACTGCGCTTCGCGTTTCTGGATCGATCTCCATATCCAATACGGGAGTACAGAATTCGATCTGGAAATTCTTTGCAGACGCGAACAGTGCCGGCGCCAAGCAGTTTTCCGTTAATTCTGGATCTGGCGGCGGCGGAAATCTTTTCGGATTCACCAGCACGCCTCTGTCTGCGCCGCAGACGGTTCGCGCAACGGCATACGTTGCCGGCGGCAGCGGCACTATGTCGTATATTCTTCTGGTATCGGAATATGAAATCTGACCATGATGACAATCAATGTTCAATTCACTAACATCGCAAAAACGACTGTGTGCGGGTATGCAAGCTCTCCGCAAAGCGAGAGCGTCTGGCCATTCCAAGGAGAGATTTCCACGAGTGACCCTATGTGGGCGGCCTATTATGACGCGCAGGACGCATCTTTGATGCAGCCATACTTACCAACGCCCACGCGAAGCTAGCGGCGCGCCACTGATATACTCATTCGCTTAAATTCCAGCGGATAAGTCGAATGAGTATTTTCCAGAGGTTTCTCGGTGACCCCCTTTTCGCCAACCTGACGCTGTTCGAGCCGATAACGCAGAGTTCAAAAAGCGTGGGCCCGGAGGCCTTTCCGGGGAAGAAGTGCTACGTTGTCTCGGACCAGCCGATTCCAGAAGATGTCGCCGAGCGTCTGGGGCCGGTTATCTCCGATGTGACCGCACTCTCTCCAGAGCAGGTTGTCGAATCTGTTTTCTACGTCGCCTTTCAGTGCGATTCCGATGCGCTGCCGAGTCTTCGCTACATCAAGCAGCATGGCGGCGCATTCGTTCCTCACATGAACTTTTCCAAGATCGATTATCGGTTCGTGAATCGGCTCGCTCACAACGCGATGGTGAAAACGTGGGAGAAGGGCGACAGCGTATCTCACCTGAACACCGGCATTCACGAGAACATCTGCGAGGCGCTTGATCTGACGGCACGCCTCGAAGGAGATTATGTAGAGATCGGCGTCTACCGTGGCGGCTCGGCCCTGACGGCACTGAACTACCTGGATGAATTGGCTGCGCGAAACCCCGATTTGCCACGTAAGAAAGCGTGGCTGCTAGACACCTACGAGGGGTTCAACTACGAAGAGGCAGGGCTGAGCGGCGACGCGCTATGGTCGGGAACGCACGGTCTGTACGGCAAGGACGAGACGATGACGTACATCCGCGACACGATTATGAAGGACGTGTCGTCTGAGTTCGAATTGGTCGCGTCGAACATTTGCGCCGACGATCTCCCTGATGGCATCAAGAAGATCGCCGTCGCGAACGTGGACGTCGATATGTACGAAGCGACGCTCTCTGCCTTGCAGAAGGTTGCGCCGCTGATTGTGCGAGGCGGAATTATCATCGCCGAAGACCCGACATCGACGCCCGGTCTTTACGGCGCGTTGCTTGCGCTTGACGAATTCATGGCGTCACCTGCCGGCGCGCCGTTCTACAAGATATTCAAGGGATCGCAATACTTTCTGATCAAGATGCAATAGATCAGAACGTGTAGTTCATCGAAAGCATCCACTCGCCCTTAATACCCGCCGGCGTGTCCTTATCCTTGCTGTATCCGACCGGCGCGTTCAGATAGTTGAGCCGCGCCGAGAACGGCCCCTTGCTCACGGACGCGCCAACCAGCACGCCCACCTGAACATGCGGCTGGTGGCTGAGCGTCTCTTGCGTGCCCGTAGGACCGAAGCGCGCCGAATCGTTCATTGCAGTAGCTACGCTTGTCCACGTGGTTCGATAGAACGCCGGCCCGGCTTCGAGGCCGAGCTGCCAGCCGCTGCCTAGATCCCAATACGGCTCGACGGTCAGTGCGATAGCTTGAATGCCGCCAGTGCTGTCGAAGCGCCTGAAGTCGCCGCAATTGCCGTCGACGCAACTCTGCGTGGCAAGGTTGTAGCCGCCGCGTTGACCGACTGATGAGAAGTCCGCCTCGTCCTGCGGATTCACGCTCGACCATTTCACCTTGCCGAAGTTGTAGTAGTCGAGGTGCGCGCGCACGCCGGGCACAAAGGAGCGCGGCGCTGCGGGTATCGCATTGAACACCAGTCCGACGCGACCGCCGTAACTGCCGTTCGGCGTGTCGTGCGAGAAGCCTTTGCTATAGAACATACCATCGCCGAGCTTAACGGCAGATGTTGCGCCCAGACCGGCTTCGATTTGAAACCACGACTGTTCAGCATGCGCGCTTTGGCATATAGCAGCGCATACCAGAACCGCGAGCACAACGGATACTTTGATAGTATCCGTGGCGCACAAATTTTTTTTAGCCGCATCACCCCTGCGGCGGCCAATAGATGTCGGAATGACGTGGGCTTTGTTTTTCATGGCGTTTGCTCCGTTCTGCGTTCGTTGTTATGACGATATGAAGGATACTAATACGGTATCGCAAACGCAAGAAGTTTTTTGTATCGCAACCCCAAGCCGCTTAGTGCGGCTTTTTCTTTGGAAGCCCGATGGATTCACACATTGTCAACGAGTGGACGCTATCCGCCGCAACGGCTCTTGCTGGTCTGCTTTTCTGGGCGTATCGAAGCCTCAACAAGCGATGCAGCGAAAACGAAAGGGCGAATGCCGCTCTCGCGCTGCACGTCGCCGAGGAATACGTGTCGGTGAAGCGCTTCGAGGGCTATACGACGCAGTTCAATGAGGCGGTGAAAACCATCTTCGAAAAGCTCGACGTGGTTCGAGACAAGATCGATCACAAGGCCGACAAATGACCATCACGCCAGCACTGCTTCAGGTTGCTTGTGGTGCCAGCGCTGCCAATGCCGCCAAGTACGCGGCCCCCTTGCAAGCCGCATGCGATCGCTACTCGGTCAACACGCCGTTGCGCATCGCTGCGTTTCTCTCGCAAGTGGGCCACGAGAGCGCAGGTCTGTCGGCATCGCAGGAATCGTTCAACTACGGCGTACCGGGATTGATGGCGACGTGGCCGCGCAAGATGCCGTTCGCGCTGGCTAACACGCTCGGCCGTCAGCCGAACGAGCCGTTCGTGCCGGTCGCGCGCCAGCAGCGCATCGCGTCGATCGTGTACGCGAACCAGTATGGCAACGGCGACAGCATGACTGGCGACGGCTGGCGATACCGCGGCTCAGGTCTGATCCAGCTAACTTTTCACGACAACTTTGCCGCGTTCGGCCATGACATTTCGCTCGATCTGGTGACGGCGCCTGACAAGCTGCGCGCCGATCCCGCGCTGTGCGCGCTGTCGGCCGGCTGGTTTTGGGTCGAGCACGGCTGCAACACGCTCGCCGACGCTGGTGCGCTCGATTCGATCACGCGCCGGATCAATGGCCCCGCGATGAAAGGGAAGGGCGAGCGCGACGCCCTCTATGCGGCTGCCAAGCACGCGCTCGGCATCTGATCACCGGCGGCGCAGCCTCTTGCCGCCGGAATTGCTGTTCCACAAGCCGCCTCCGGGCGGTTTTTTTACGCCCGAACATGACCGACGTTACCCAGATCCACGAAGAGAAAGAGACGTTGACCGTCGCGGTCAACATCCCAGGCCACGAGCCGCGCAAGACGACGGCTCTATTCGAGCGCACGCGCAAGCAATTGATCGCGCGCGACGGCGGCCGGTGCTTCGTTTGCAACGCGACTGCGGAGCAAAGCGGCCATCCGCTCGAGGCGCATCACCATCCGATCGAGCGCTCGTTCGCCGAAATGATCGATTGGGACCGCTTCAAGCTCGACGCGCAAGCGGGCGTATGGGGCGCTGCAATCAAGGCGTTCGATTGGGACAACTTCACCGACTGGACGCAGTTTGTAGACGACATGACCGTCAACGGCATGTTGCTCTGTAAGAGTCATCATACGGTGAGAGATTCCGGAATTCACACTCTTCCGTTCCCGATCTTCATCGCGCAAAAGTACGGCAAGGAGGGCTACCAGTTCTCGGCCGCAGAAGTCATCCACCACGCAGCATAGGAGCATTCATGGCTCAAAACTCAGCAGTTGTTACGGGTGGCGTCGCAATCTCGGCCACCACCCTCATGCCGGCAGTCGAGTGGGCGCTCGCCCTCGCGTTTCATGTACCAGTCCCGGTAAGCGTGTCGGCCCTTGTCGCTGGCGTGCTCGCATCCGGCGCACATGCAGCGCTCAACTACATTGCGGCGCGCACCGCCGCCAAGCAAGCCTAACTCCCGCGCAGTAACCATCCCCGCCGCGCTGCGGCACTCTCTGGACACAATCCCATGAAGAAGATTTTCGCCGCTCTTGCGGCTGGCCTCGTCGCGCTCGCTCTCTCCGCATGCGCCGGCGCCCCGACGCTCACGTTCGCTCAGCAGGTAAGCATCGCATGCGGCGCTGCTAACGGCGAGATTGCCATCCTGAAGGGTGACGGCGTATTCACCGGCGGCGCAGAAAAGACGCTGACCGAGACCGTTCAGCCCGCAGTCGACAAGGTTTGCTCTGCCGGCGCGTCGGTCGCGAAACCGGACTTGCAGTCGGTCGTCAATGCGACGCTGCCGCTCGTCAAGTCGCTGGTGGACTCGTCGTCGCTGTCGCCTGACAAGATCAGGGCAGCGGACGCAGCGATTGATACTGGCGTGCTGGCGTTCAACATTGCCATCAGCCTCGCTCCTGCTGTCACGGCCACGGCGCCGGTTGCAGCATCGACGCCGCTCGCTGGTGCGCCGCTGCAATGAGCAAGTTCCTGACCGATCTGCGTGTCGAGCTTGTCAGCGACGCGACGAACAGCGGGCGAGGGACGTGGCGCCTGACTGCGCCGCTGATCTATGACTCGGACGTAGCGGGTCGCGTGTTTGTCGTGCCGACCGGCTTCGAGTCGGACTTTGCCTCGGTGCCTCGGCTGGCTATCGCGTTCGCGTTGTGCGGCGATAGCGCTCATGCTGCAAGCGTGGTGCATGACGCGATCTACTCCTATCATTGGGTCGATCGCGCAACCGCTGATGCAGTGCTTCGAGAAGCTGCGCTAGTCTCCGGTGTCCCGGCTTGGCGGGCCGCGCTTTTGTACTATGGGGTGCGGGTCGGCGGTGGTGGCTCCCACTGGAATGGCTCGATCTCGGTCTAGCGCCTCTCGCACAGCCTCTGGCACGCCAGCATGGATCGGCAGACCGTTCGCCTCATAGCTAACCATCTCGCCGATCTGTTCAAGTGCTCTTTGCCCCTTGATCGCCTTGTCGCGCCAGTAGTCGTGCCGCTCCTGCAATTCTTCGAGCGAGCGCACGTACTCGACTCGAGCTTCGATCAACTGGTCGTTGACCAGCTCGCAGCGCGAACTGAGCGGACATTCATGCTCGGGCGGTTTCATTATCAACCTCTCGCCATTGGCTGATTGTCATTCCTGCCTTGGAAACGCTTTGCGATCAAGAAACCAGATCGCAGCAAAGATTGCCGCCAAAACTGAAACCGCACCTGTCGCCAGTAGAAAAGCCGAATTGCTTAGGTCGAGAGCCTTGCCTATCGTGCCGAACACGGCAAGGGCTACGAAAAACCAAAATGCCCCGTACTGCCAGTCATCGCTCATCGTCATAATCCCCCGCGCCTTAGCGCACTCAATCAGCCTGCCATCCGGCAGCGCGGCAGTTACTTCCTACCCCATCCCAAAGCCGCCGGCCGTCCATAATTCTGGTACTTGACCTTCAGCCAGTCGCGCGAGCGGCCGCGCTGATACTGCGAGTCAAGCCGCTTGGCGACCATCCCTTCCAAGCCTAGCGATTCCACCTCGCCAAATACCAACTTACCTTCGCCCTCAATGCCGCTCGCGTAAATCAGCGTGCCGGTATTGTCGAACGACTTTCGAAGCTGCACCTTGCGTTCAGTGAGCGGCAGGCCACGAATGTCGGTGCCGTCGATGGACAGCGCGTCGAACACGTACAGCCGAGCCGGGTCCGACTTTGCCGCGGCGCGGACATTCTTTGGCGTTTTCGTGACCGCGCGTTGCCGGAGTCTGTCAAAGTCCGATCTCCCTGTGTCGTCGTCGACCGTCAGTTCCGCGTCCCAGACGAAATCACCCGGTACACTTTCGACCGCCCGCACGACCTCTGGAAACGAACCGTTGAACAGATTGCCATTGCGACTCCAAAGCTTCACGTCATCACCGGCTTTGACGACCAGGCACCTGAATCCATCGTACTTGAGTTCGAACAGCCAGTCAGGATCGGAGAACGGTCGACCGTGGAGCGTCGCAAGCATCAAATCCGACGCGTCAATCACGGTAGCGAGACGTCCAAGCCCACGCCAGCGCCAGCTTCGCCCACGCATCGTCTTTGGGGCAGCCCGTCACGTCGCAGAAATGGTCGAAGTCCTCCGACACAGTGTGTCCATGCTCATTCCGTTTCTCGGGATCGGGCAGTACGACTTCCAGAATCGCTTCAGGGTTGCGGTACTCGAACATGGCGTCACCTCCTTGCCCGCTCACCAGCAGGAATCGGACCTTCGTCGTCGGCGCCTATGGCACGAACCCAATGGACACAACCGCGCTTAGGCATTGCCTGCACATACGGCCTGCCCTCATGCATGCAGAGGATGACTGAGCCACCCGCGCGCCACTCCGCGAAGTGCTCGCAGCCAACGCAGTGGCGATCCGTCTCCGGCGCATTGAACAGACCCATTTCGACTGATTCCGATTATCGCTTCATAGCAACGATACCACAGCGGTATTGCAAAGCAAATACTAATTCTGCGATGGTATTGGTGCACTCGGCATGTACCAGGGCATTCCGGCTGAAATCCCTAGCCAGCAATGGCTTGAGGCGCATTTACTGCGCCAACTGTACCAAGTTTGAAGCGAGAGATATTGAGTGCGGAGCGATGCGCGCCCGGTGATTCGAGCGGCGTGAAAGAGGGTGCCTTTAAACTTCAGAGAGCAGATACAATTAAGCCGGCAACGGGTGCCGGCTTGCATGTTTTCCTGCTGTATTTGATGCGACTGCACCAAATTCGTACCAATCGCCTTGTGAGCCTTATTCTATAAGGCCGCTTGGTGCCCAGGAGAGGACGCTAATCCGGTATCCGTTCGCCCCGAAACCCTGATGTAACCGTGATTTACGGATACTGTCATGGTATCATTTGGTCAATTTAAGAGTGCGACTGTACCAGATATGTACCAGGGCGGTCGCCATACCAAAAGGAACCGAAAACGTGGCGACATACCAGAAGCGCGGCGAGAGCTGGCGTGCGATAGTTCGCAAAGCTGGACATAAACCGATCAGCGCATCATTCAACACCAAGCCCGAGGCGGTGGCGTGGGCGACGGCGACAGAAGCCAAGCTGAACGAAGGCGGTCAGGTGGTCGACGACAACACTGTCACGCTACCAACCGTTGCCAGACTGCTGACCCGCTATGCACTCGAAGTGAGCCCGACAAAGCGGGGCGAGCGGTGGGAGGTGATGCGCCTTGAAATGCTGGCGCGCAACTTCCCGGTGTTCCAGAAGCCGCTTTCTCGGTTCTCGCCGCAAGACGTCGCCGACTGGCGCGATGATCGCTTGCGCGTCGTTTCTGCGTCATCGGTCAATCGGGAGTTGAACCTGATCTCGGCTGTTTTCACGACTTCGATCAAAGAATGGCGCATGCCGCTCAAGGAAAACCCGGTGCATCTGATCCGCCGGCCCAAGAGCGCGCGCCCTCGTAAGCGCCGCGTCGACAATACCGAAGTGCAGACGATCTGCAACGCGCTCGGTTGGGATATGAAAGCCACGCCGGAAATCTCAAAGCATCTGATCGCGTGGTCGTTCGCATTCGCAGTCGAGACAGCCATGCGCCGCGGCGAAATCCTGAACATCAGGCATCGCGACGTCAACATCGCAGAGCGCTATATCCATCTGCCGCAGACGAAGAATGATGATGCGCGCAATGTGCCGCTGTCGTCGCGCGCGGTCGATCTGCTGTCGTTGCTCGCAAAGGGAAAGCCCGACGACCATCTGGTGCCAGTGAATGCTGGATCGTTCGACACGCTTTTCCGCGAGGCGAAAAAAAAGGTCGGCTTGACCGACCTGCATTTCCATGACTCACGCCGCGAAGCCGCGACGCGCATGTCTAAGTTGCTGCCGAACGTTTTAGAACTGTCGGCGGTGACAGGGCACAAGACCCTGAAGATGCTGCAAATCTACTATGAGCCGAAGGCGACGGACATCGCCGCCAAGCTCGGCTAAACCACGGTGGGCGTCCTGCGCGGGCGCCCACGTTGCGCGGGCGCTGCTTGCGTGCTCTGAGCTATCACCCAATCTCTCACCACTGACGGGACCCAACGCGGCCGGCCAAGACCCGCGACGCGCGGCGGCAGGCTGGCGGGCTTCTTCGTGACCATCGTTGCCACAGATGCCGGGCTGTAGCCTAAAAACTTAGCCAGTTCCTTGTGCGTCCAGAGTTCTTCCATCGCCTTTCTCCCTATGCCCCGGCGCGCAGCGCGAATCTTTCTGTCGCTTGGCCACGCTTAATTTGAACTGCCTTGCCAGCGTGAAGGCGTCGCGTATATTCAGCGCACGCCCGCACATACTGACGCCGGCTAACGGTGTCGACCAGTTGCTCGAACAGTGCTATGCCGCCGTTCATCGCTTGCAGCTCGTCGCCGGTCAGCACGAAGCGGCCGATCTCCTGGAAGCGCTCGCATACCGCGATCATCGCGTTTTGCATGGCATACAGCGGCTCGAGCCCGACATTGCGGTTGCCGGCCGTCTCGCACAGCACGATCGCAATATTGCCCGTGACGACAAGCGTGTCCCATTCGTTCTTCGTACCTGTGCCGCGGGATAGGGCAAGCGCGGCCATATGAACGCTTGTCAGCACCTCCAATTTTTCCTCGCCTTGCATCGGATCATCTGCGTTGAATAGCGTCGACACAATGTCTTTGGGCGTCACTAACTTGCGGGCCTTGCGCGGTTTGCGGTTGCTTGGCATATCAGACTTTCCAGTTTGCGCGGGTCAACTCGATGACCCGCTTTGCTGCTGCTTCAATCACTGCTGCTCTCCCGCTTTCTGTGACAGGGCGGCGTCGATGGCCCGCTGAACCGCCGTGGCGAACTCTGCTTCGGTCGGCGGCACACCAACGCACCTTAGCGACAGATACGATTCGCCGCTTGTCACGATGTTTTGCTGCATCAGCAATTCGTAAAGCGTCAGTAGCCACGCATCCCGCCCGTCTCCCTTTTCAAGAGCGGCGGTGGGGACCTTCAAGCTTTCCGAGGCCAGTTCTGCTATTCCGAAGGTGATTGCGAACCTCCTGCCTGTTTCTGGATTCGTGACGGTGAACTGCATGGAGTTGTCTCCATTGCCTGCGTCGCGCAGATCACTACTGATCTCCATAGAGCCCCCATCAGGATCGGTAAGAAACAACGCTTGGAGTTGCTTAATATCTCGGCTCATTGCTTTCCCCTCGGATTGATGTCGCCTGCCAACGCGTCGCTATGTTCTTGCTCGATTCGCCCAGCCCCATTGAAGCCGTTCCACGGACGGGGGCCGCTAAAGCCGTCAGAGTCAGGCCCATCGGAAAATTCCGGGCCTTTCTCGTCGGTGAATGCAGCGCGGATTTCGTAAAGCGCAGCGGCTATTACTTCGTGGGCGAATTGAAGTTCAAACTCGCGATCCGACCTGACCTTTCTGCGGCGCCAAACGTCCTCAGCAATTCCCCATATCCGCTTGTCAGACAATGGCATCACCGCCTCTTTCCCTGCTGCCGCGAGTAGAGCGTCGTGCTCGGACTCAAGGGCGGTTAGGCGGGCGGCTTGCTGTTCGATCATGTCGGCGCACTCTCGGCGCTCACGTGCCCTGAATTCAAGGCCCGCAATAATGTCCTCGGGATCGTCAGCCGTGTAATGCATGGGATCGAGTTCTTCGGCCGCTACTTCATCAGCGTCAGCGGCGTCACGCAGGCGCTTTATCAGTTTCAGGTCTTCAACCATTATTTGTCTCCGTGGCGAGGGCGCGGATGTCGGTAGCGCATTCGCGCGCTGCATCTGCCTTGCTGTCGTATGTGCCGTCGTAGTTGCCTTTCGCGGTCTCGTCCCATGCTGCCGCTGACTCGTCGCAGATCTTGGCCGCTTCCTCAAGCGCTGCGCGGCGGGATGCCTCTGCAAAGTCGAGCATCTGCTGTTTCGAGTAGGCCGGATATGAGTGGTCTGCGTATGTGCACCGCGGCGTTGGCAATTCAAGTTTGCTCACGATTTCCCTCCGCTTGCTGATTGAGAGGTGGTCAGGGCGGCGTCGATAGCTTCGTGGATCGTCCAGTCGAATTTGTCTGCGCTGTCGATGTCGGTCCGTTCGCCGGTCGGGTCGATCAGATACACGCAGCCTGCGCCCTGTTCTAGCGTTATCTCGATCTCCCATCCTTCGGGCAACTCGCCGCACGCGCGTTGCACCGGGTCGGTGTTGTAGATCGGGTTCCAGTGACTGCGCGCATCATCGGTTAGCGGTGTCTGTGCTGGCGGGGCCATCAGCGCCACGAGATCGGACGCGCGAGAGGTCGCAGCAGTAAATAAGCGCGTGAATTCGTAGTGATGCAATTCGGCAGCGGTGACAATCTCGTCGTCAGATAGATTTCCTTTAATGGCTAGTGCTCGACAGATGCGCGCGCGCAGTGCCTGCTCGTCTTGAATAGCCGCACCCTGCGCCACATTGGCGGAAGTTGATGCGGCGCGGGCGTCTACAGCGCGCTGAAGCCGTTCCGCAGCCTCGCATGTGCCAACAAACACGTCGCCGCCGCCAACGTCGTGTTGGTGCCCGTTCGCCAATACTTCTTTCGCCGCAAGCAGCAACTCGTCCTGCTCGGCAGATTGCGCGGGCTGTTGCTCGGTTGCATACGCTGCACATGGTCCTTCATGGCCTTTATCACGCGTGCAGTACCATCCTTCTGGCGGCAAGTCGCATTGCGCCTTTCTCCCGGAGCGTATGAGTCCCGCGCACACCTTCGCGGCGCTCCGAAATAGTGAATTGCGGCTTTGCTCCATGACGTCCTCGCACATAGTCGCATTCAATTCACGCATCCACGTGCACGCCGCACGCCAAGCCTTTTCCGTAATCGCGTTATTCCAGAAGCCGGAAGTCCTGAACCATGCTTCGAACGCCTGAAGCTCACCCGTCACTGGCTCTTGCCCCGCCACCTTTTCGGCGGTAAGTGCGGCGCGGCTTATGAAGTCGTAAGCCTCGATTGCCCATGCGTTCAGCCGGTCAACGTCATCCGGGCCGTAATTGCTCATGTTCAATTCGATGTAATCGGCCAGCAGCGCTTCCCGCTCCCCAATCGCCACATTTGCGGCGTCCTCACCGCTCAGCGAAGTGCGGTTGCTTGGCTGGCACACTCGGTAGCCAATTTCGCGTGCGCATGTGCACTGATCTTCGTCGAGGCAGAATCCATGCTGCGCAATCAGGGCCGCGCGTACGGTTCGCGCCGTCAGATTTTCGCGGGTAACGCCGGGCATCTTCGCCTGGTCGTTCTCGATGTTGCGAATCTGCTCATCGGTGAGCGCGGGCGAAGTGTGATTTGTCGTGGTCATTTGCTGTCCTTTGCGCGCGCGGCATCGGCCGTGGCTCGAAGAAAGCCGCCGACAGCCAGTTTGAAATCATCGAAGCCGGCGACGTCTGCGGTTTTCCACAGTTCGATAGCGACACCATTGATCCATGAAGCCGTCACCGCCTCGTCTGCTTGCTCGGCGGCGCAAGGAAGGGCGTAATGCCGGTCGATATAGCCTGCGCAGTAGCTTTCCAAGTCTCGCGAGAATCCGTCTTTGGTCGCGTGATCGAACGCCCGAAGTGCAGCCGCCTCGACATCGCACGATGCCGATTCATCGAATGGCGCGTTGGCGATCGCATTCAGAGCGCATTCGCGCAATTCTTCGAGCGTCGCAACAATCGCATCGGGCTCGTCATCAGGACTATTGCGGTCGGGAATCTCGCAGACATTGGTGAGGAACGCGTCGAACCAATCCGGCAGTTTTGGCGCGGTCAGCAACGCGATTGCGTTACGCTGGATTTCGGGCGCAACCGCGGTCATGGGAGCGTCTGCTTGCTCGGCGTCACCGCACGATTGCGCGGGAGCGGCGATATGCGCAATGAAGTGATCGTGACCGACGTTCTCCGGATCGCATGCACATGCTCGGCGCGGCGTATTGGCGCAACTTACGCCAGCTTTTATCAGGGCCGGTGAGCAATGAAACCATTGGCCTGACTGCGCGGGAGCGGTGTGCTCCGATATGCAGCTTCGCGTTCCGTACCGGCAAGCGCGGCTTGAGAAGTTGTCGATCTGGCACGCGTCGCGAGTCGATTGCGCGGGAGCGGTGGGGGTGCACTGAATCGTGAGAAGGTTGGTCAAGATTTGCATGGCGCACATGACCGGATATTCGGCCTCAATCTCCTCTTGAGGCATGTCGTCATCAATCATCGGATCGCTATCGCCCAGTGCGGTATCGAGTAGATCGATTGCGCGCTTTAGCAGCCTTGTTACTGCGTCTGTATCGGTATTCATGTCGGGTTCCTATTGTTCGATTGCTTCGCGCGCGGCATGGATGAACTCGGCTGCCGCTTGCGCGTTGATCGCGTTACCGTAGGCGCGCAGTCGTCCCACTCGGGCGGGAGCCCCATCAGCCAGCGGGAATGAGCCGGGTCTAACTGGCCGCCACTTTTCGTCCCGGCAGAGCAGCCAGTCAGCAACTCGCCAGAAGCCGCTAGTCGGGCTGGGCCGTTCAGGCTCAACTGCGCTGCTGTGTGAAGCGCCATGCCGCCCTGACGATTCGCTGAGTTGCCCGGGCCGTTCGTGTCTGTCACTTTCGGTGTCGGCCAACTCGCGAATGTCGCTACGTGATTCAGGCTCACCGCCACCTTGCGACCGTCCGGCGTCTTTCCCGTCGCGCTCAATCCCTCGAATGACTGCGATCCCATCGAGTTGCCGACCGTTTGCGTCGGCCACGATGCCAACCACGCAACCCGGCCCAGCAGAGCGTTCAGTGGCACGTTCGCGCACTCGCTGCCGTCCTTGTGATCGCGCGTGGTCGGCGTCGGCCACGAAGTACGTTCTGTCGCGGATGTGCGGAGCACCGACGCCCGCAGACGGGAAAGGTGTCGCCCCGCAGGCGTAACCCAAGGCTTCCAGGTCATCGAAAACAAGGTCGATCCAAGGGTCGACGTCCTTGCTTGCAACCTGCTCGCCAAAGAGGGTTGCAGGTGCGCGCTCCTGGATGAGCCAGTGCCACGCGGGCCAGAGGTGCCGCTCGTCAGCAAACCCAAGTCCTTTGCCTGCCGCGCTGAAAGGTTGGCACGGACAGGAACCGGTCCAAACAGGTCGGTCGTCAGGCCAGCCGGCGAGTCGAAGCGCGAACGACCAGACACCGATTCCGGCGAAGAAATGGCACTGGGTGAATCCGCGAAGGTCGTCTGGTCGAACATCCTCTATGCTCCGTTCATCAACTTCGCCGGCGGCAATGTGACCGGCGGCTATCAGGTTGCGCAGCCACTGCGCGGCGTATGGGTCGATCTCGTTGTAATACGCGGCCATCGGTTCCTCGCCGGCATAGCCGAACAGTTGTAAAAAACGGGCGCTGACCTAGCCGCCCTAAGCACGCCGCGCTGTCTGCGCGGTTCGGGGGTAATCGTTATGCTGCCGCCGCGCTTGGGATCGGCTTGCGTGTGATTGCGGGTATGTTGCCGATGCGAATGCTCACCTGATCGTGGTTATCGCGCGCAAGGATGGCTGCAGTTGCCGCGATCAGGTTGTGCGTCAGTTGACTTGTAGGCGTGATAGAGCGCAGGTATGCGTCTGTCGCCTGGGCGAGCGCGCGGGCAAGTTGGTCTTGTTTCACCGTGCGGGTTCCGATGTGGCGCTTTGAGGCGGCCGCCCGGCGCGCAGTGACTGAGCACGCGCTTACACGAGCGGCCATGATGGCGTTCGCAGGCGTGCGTAATAATGCTGAAAATTTCGTGTAGAGCATGGTTCCGTTCCGTTTGTTGTTGATTATTGGTGTGTGCTGCTATTGGCGTAACGATACCGCAACAGTATCTGTAACGCAATACCTAATTTCGTGTTTTCATGCATAAATCGCGGAAGCGGCGCTGTTCAGCCTCGTATCCGATGAGATTGCGGTGCATCCAGACCGGCGATGCACTCCGTTTTGTCTTTCGTTCGATCGCTTCGCGCAGTGCATCGCCTTCGAGCAGGGCATAGCGCACGCGTGACGTCGTGGCGTCGCGCCAGATGACGCCTTTCGCGACGAGTGCATGCAGCGTGTCGCGTACAGCAGCGCGCGGGCGGTCGTTGAGCAGGGCGAATATCTCGTCGAGCGTGAACTGGTAGTTAGGGTCCATTGCCGCGATCATGTCTTCGTGAGCGACGGTCTCGGCGGTGCGTGTACTGCTGATGGCGATGTTTCTCATTTGGCACCTCGCGCCGCGTCGTTGTACGCGTCCACTGCGTCCATCCCGAACTGAGCGAACAGCCCCTCGCACCGATCGCGGAAGAAGCCATGGAACTCCCGCAGCGCCCGCACCTCGGCGATAAGGGCGAGGATTACAACCGGATTGGTTGCGGCAATGAATTGCATGTCGCGCCTGCCGCGGCCTGCGTCCCAATGATTCGGCTGAATACCGCCTGCATCCGGTGCAATGTCAGCCTTGTCGGCGGACGTGTCCACATACCACCCTTCGTCCTTACCGTCATAGCTGCCGTAGTCGACAGCCTCCCACGGTCCCGGCGTCGCCGCCTTCGCCAGCGCTTCCAGTTTGTCGATGTCGATCATGCTTGCTCCTTATCCTTCGTCGCGTATTCGTTGATCTCGATGGCGTCGAGCGTCGCATCAGTGTGAGCCTTGGTGAATCCGCTGTAGCTGACCCACTTCCGGTATCTCTCAGCGTCGAGCAGTGCGGCGTTGCGCTCCGCCACCACCTTTTCATACTCCGCGTGCATCACGAAGATTCCCGAGTCACAGGGCATTGCGCTTGCGCCGTAGCGTTGTGGTCTGGTCATACCGTCTCCATCTGTGGTTGTGTGATGCCGGTCTCCCGGCGAGTCTGTTCGAGCAATTGCGCCTCGGTTCCGTATAGGCGCTCCCATTCCTCCTGGCCGGCATGGATTGCGACGCCATAACCACCGATTCGGTGATGCCGCGGGCAAAGCGGGATCGTGTCGAGATTGCTGCTGCGCTGGCCGCCGCCGGCGAGGTAGCGGACGTGATGCACCTCGGCCGGCGAATCGCCATAGCCAAGATTTCGGCACACTACGCAGCAGAGTCCCGCGACGACGCCCATGTGTTCGCGCTCAGCCTTTGTCGCAGCCTTCCGCGCGCGCTTCTTCATCGGCTTGCGCTCCAGTTCCTTCGTCGCGCTGCGAAAGCTGCTGAACGACGCGCCGGGCTTGCGCTTGAATGCGCTTGACTTCAATGCAGAGCGCTTCATCGTGCCGACTCCAGCAATCCGGCGAACGGATGCGCGCGGCCATTGCAAGCACTCCTACGCGCCTTGAATACGCCGGAATATTTGCGGTAGTGACGAGCCGATGCCTGTTGGCGTGCCTCGGTGCGATCCGGCTCCGGCTTGTCGCGCTTGTCGCCAGCAGCGTAGACGGCGCCCCACAAGCCGCTCTTGCCGACCATGCGGTGCCAGTCGCAGATGTAGACCTGCTTCGGCGTCTGAGTGCGCAAGATGCGCAGATGGCGACGCACGCCGGTTTCAGCGATGCCGACGATTGCTTGCAGCTCGATCGCAGTCATCGGCTCCTGTCCGAGCAGTTCGACAATCTTGCGTCGCGTGTCGTTGCGCACGCTGTTCGGATTGAGCTTGCCGGTCATGCTGCCAGTCCCTCATATCCGGCCGGAGCGGGGTCTTTCCACTTGACATCGTTTTCGGCGCCAAAGGCATAAAGGAATTCGATGAACTCTGACGCGTGGCGCTTGCTGAACTTGCGCGTCTGCACGCCAAGCTGCACGAAGCCGGTTCCGTCGAGATTGGGGATGATCGCGCCGACGCCTTGCACCGGATCGCCTTC